GCCCTTACGGGCGAGAGATTTTAAGTCTCTTGTGTTTACCGATTTCACCATAGGAGCGTTTCATTACTGCCATTCATTCACATTGTCAATCAACATTAGTAATATACAACAGTGTGTTTCATTTGTCAAGCCCTATGCTCTAAGAGGGACTTGAACCCTCATGCCTCGCGGCGCTGGATCCTAAATCCAGTGTGTCTGCCTATTCCACCATCAGAGCAATGCAAATGTTGGGCGAACCGTAAAGTCTTTTACTGTCACAGTTTAACCGCCAGATTCTGCGATTGACACCTAACATTTTTAATACGGACAGTGAGGGATTCGAACTCTCGGTACCTTTCGGCACGGCAGTTTTCAAGACTGCTGCAATAGACCACTCTGCCAACTGTCCTTATGCTCTGGGCGAGACTTGAACTCGCAAGCCCTCACAGGCAGAGGTTTTTGAGACCTCCGTGTATACCATTCCACCACCAGAGCCTAATCTAGAATACATGTTTTCTCTTGCCATGTCACCCGTTCAGGATGACAAATGAAGCGCCACATGCCAATTTTATCTTTTTCTTGTTTACGTGTTGTATATGATTTACAATTAATTACAACATCAGTGGCTTCATATCGAACATCATTAATATGCACAATCCATATACAATTGTCAAGTGTCTTTACATGAGCATGGATGGTAACGGTATTCATGTTTCTCCTTGTTATGGGTAGTGAGGGGTTCGAACCCCCGACCCTCGCTGTGTAAAAGCGATGCTCTAACCAGCTGAGCTAACCACCCGATATGGAGATGAAGGGAATCGAACCCTTAAATGTGCCTTGCAAAGGCACCGGTTTACCGTTAGCCTACATCCCCGTACAGCCAGTGACATGCTGATCAAGCGTGTCTTTAGAGTTGCGATCTCTTTAACCCAGGGACTGACCGGCTCCTGGTAAATTCATTTTATTGCCTTTTTACTTACTTATAGTTTCTGTTGCAGGTGCTGTGACTTCTATTGGCTTCATGCCTTCCGTGTGAGCCGTGTCTGCTGTTGCAGCGGGAGCGGCGACTGTGGTATCAACCACCGTGGTGTCAGGTGCAACGTCTGCCGCCTTGGAGCAGGCAGCAAGACCAACAAGTGCCACAGAAAAAATCATCTTACGCATATTTACTCCTTGTGAATGTTTAGTAATGTCATGATGAGGGTACTACATAGGCCCACAGGGAATCGAACCCCGATATGTTGAGTCAAAGTCAACCGTAATAACCGTTATACCATAGGCCATCAGAATACCGCGTACGGGAATCGAACCCGTCTTACCAGAGTGAAAGTCTAGCGTCCTAACCGATAGACGAACGCGGCCTAGATGTTGCTGTGTTCTGTTGTCAATTAGCTGTCATACAGTAAGTATAACATCATGTGCTTCGTTTGTCAAGCCCGAGATTTCAACTCGTGTCCTTCACTTCATATATGAAATATAACACCCTGGGACTCGTTTGTCAAGCCCCAGGGTGAAGTTGTTATAAATCAACGACTTACGACTTTTTGGGCTTTTTCTTTTTTTCTGTTTCTTGTGATACTTCTATATTAATTTGTACACCCAACGTTGTCAACACCTTGTGCATGTTTGGGTACACCGTTAATAACGTTTGATCTTTAATGTTCACCAACACATTGGCTTCCTTCCAGTGCATACCTTCCAACATTTGCAACCAAGACAATTCTCGTTTATGTTTCGGGACATTTTGCATGGGGCCTGATGCTAGATAATTTTTAATTCTTCGAAATTCTTGGCGAGCATTTGTGGCAGCAATGCCATCAGGAAGATGTGTGTCTGGCTTATACGTGTCAGGCATACCCTCAGGCAGTCCTTGAATCTTTTCTTCCTTGATGGTTGCCATCCGCATTAACGGAGCAAATGTCACATCAACTTTTGCAACTTCACGTGCGCGAGTTACTTGATCATCAAGTGTTTCTCCTGCAGCAATGTAATCCAATTTTTCATTCAACGACATCCCAGAATGCAATTTCATATTAAAACTCCGTGATATGCTCCATGAGATTCTTCATCTTATGAGCAATGAAATAATTTAACAGGTGTGACTTATCTCGCACATCCTTTTGTAGCACGTAGTTATTTATAATGGCTTCTGTGATATGTTCAGGAATGTTGCGAAGGTCCACCATCTGAGCATTGCGCTGAATGTTGGCGGCATGGGGTGTGTTGTCCCAATGACTGATTGAGAGCTTCTTCCATTCCTCAAGGTCCTTTTTACGAATGGGCTTCTGTCGTCCTCCTTCCACAAATACATCATCAGGCGAAAGGAAGTTGGGAACACCATCTCCCTTATCCCCCATGAGAATATGTTCCATGACAATCTTATCAATGCTTTCTTCCGCCTTCACCCACTTCTTTTGGATGGGGCTGTATTGCTTGATGTTCTTGTATCGCTGAAGCTGCATGAAATCATGATCACCCGACAGAATCAGAACAGGCTGGGGAACAAACTCCAAGCCCTGCTGAATTAAATCATTGTCTTGTGACCAGACCGCCAACGAGGCAATGATGTCATCCGCCTCTGCCGTGTCCACTTCAATGACAGGGTATGGAAAATTTTCCGCCAATTCTTGCTTGATTTGATTCAATGCCTCGAAAATGGCATGCCAATCAAATCCAGAATCATCTCGCGCCTTCTTACGGTTCGCCTTGTAATGAGGGAACAGTTGCTTCCGCCAATACTTTTTGTTGTCACAGGCAATGACAATTTGTCCAAATTCATTTCCGAATTTCATTTTATAACTGCGCAATGCGTTCACAATCATGTGGCGAACGAGTGGGGTACTGATTTCTGCATCAGTGCGTCCACGGAGTTCTCCCATCAATGTGCTAATTGCCGTCTGTGAATAATCAACAATAATCATAATTTTTTTCTATAAAAATTTTAAAGGTCACTAAAAAACTTTTCGTGAACCAATTCTTCAAACAAGTTGAATGTTTCACTGAAACGTTGATTATACAGCTCTCTCATGCCAATCAGGATGTTCATAAGCTTATCCTGATGCTTGACATCCATTTCAATGTCACCCACCATCTTCACCAGAAGGTTGATGTCATCGGTGACATGCCAACACTTCATGAGATTATCTTCAAAATCAAATCTATTATACATTAGTCAATCCTCAGAATAAGAGTGTCCAAAGTCATCCGACCCGTCATGAGCTTACACTTCGCCTTGATGGTGTCCATCCAATTCACGGTCTGGTTCTTTCGTAGCCCCATCACCATGGTCAGTTGTTCATCTGGCTTGCGAAGAATCTTTTCACAACTATTCTTGAATCCTTGAATCTTGTTTCCCGTCACAAACAAACTATCCTTCACCTCAGCTTCATAATACCCGAGGCGGCGCTTCTTGGTGTCATACACCCAGACCATGTTGGCACCAATAATGGCCACAGGATTCTTGGAGGTGATGCCTTCAAACTCCTTCATGTAACGCAGCTTGCTTGCCATCTTCTTCTTGTCCACTGGCTTGCGCTTGCGAATACGCTGTGCGTTAATTCGTGTGGACTGCTGTGAAATGGAGTCCAACACAGAAGAAAACGCATCAATGATCTTTTTGAAATTGCGCTTGCCCACATATGAATATCCTGACACGAGCTGTTCATCATCACCTGCATAGGCTTCCTTCCACTCAATCAAATTCTTATTGAGATATTTCTGAATTAGCTTGAGCTGAGGACCCTTGAAGCCCTTGGACAGAATATCACCCGAGATATCTTCTGCTGCCACAAGGTTGCCATCGAATGCATCATCAATGCGTACATCCAGATCGGACAACACACTTGATACTTGCTGACGGATACGATCCTGAATGGATGGACGAACCACACCAGTAGCCACAGTTTTCCGTGTGCGTTTTGCAGGGGTTGTCACCACGTTCACATAATTCATGAGCTTCATAACATCTGCGTCTGACAATGGGAATCCCTGCATATGCATGCGCGCCAAGGCACACATGGTCTTGTCAATGGAGGAATGTTCTCGCCATGCGCCGATATCCTGTTTAGCGGTTTTCGGACGATTCTGCTTGATCCACGCCTCCAGATATTTCACATAATCCTTTTCGCCGGCACAATAATTATGCCAATTGAATCCACGCAGCATTTCCTTGTTATAATGATGTTCAGCAACATCCACATCAAGCCATGTGGGTTCATCACCAATAAACTTAGCGTCTGACGCCGGAGGAAGAACGATATGCAACATAGTCATAATTAAATTGTAATCTTTTTAAGGGAATCCCAACGGAATGACCGCCATGCCTGCTGTTCCATGTCCCATACAGCACACACCTCAGGATTGGGTGTCTTGGTCTTGGCGCCTTCCTTCTTTTCCACCTGCGGGATGAAGGTCTCGTCCAACGTACACTTCATTACACGTTCAGTGCCATCTGCCTTTGTAAAGGTCACATCAATCACACTGGTCGTGAGAATCCGCCGAACACCTTCGCGGCTGACTTGATCAAGATAGTTCATACAGTCTCCATGATTTAGAGTATACTTAAATATACACTATTCTCACTGATTTGTCAAGTGCCTGTTAAGTGCTGAAAAATCAACGACTTACGTTACTCTGCTGAGGGCTTTTTCACGATTTTGAACCAACTTCCCGGGCTCCAATCTGTAGGCATCGTGGTCACATTTTCTTTAATATTTTTTCTGCTCAGAGATTCACCCAAATTGTTTGTGGGAGGAAACACCATGGTGGTGTAGTTTTCACCCTTTGGTGTGCCATCATTCATGCTGATGTTCGCGGCAATCACCAACAATATCGCCAAAGGATCAAACACGAAAATTAACATCAAGGTTAACAATCGAACCGCTTTATCAATGGTGGAGGCGTCATCTTGGTCATACACCATTTGTGCCACATATTTAATAGGACCCACTTCCGTTTCCAATTTTCTTTGTCCCACATTTAAATCAGCTTTTTGTTTTTGTAATTCTTGAATTTTATTATTGCTTACGGTGATGGATTGCATTAAAGATGTCCGTTCACGCCGTTGTGCATTTCTAATTTGTACAGCACGGTCCACACGCTTCACATCACCCACAAGATTGTTCACTGCGGCATCCATTTGCTGTAATGCTTGGCGCGCCATCGTAACATTTTGGCGTTCGTTGGCAACTTGTTCATCTAACAAGGTGATTTGTTCCACGTTGGCATCCAACCCCTGAGTGCCTTCCACGTGGGCTCGTGTGAGATATCCAAAAATACCAATACTGGTGATGAAAGACAACAT